ACGCATATACTTTGCTGGTAATTTTGTAATTACGCTGAACATCGCCGGTTGTTGAATAAACCATTCTATGTAACGCTTTAATCATTTTAGGACTATTAGTTGCTCTTGCTAATAACAAATGGGCAATATAATGATGTCTTGCCCCTAATTTAATAAGATTGGTTTTATCGTTCGTTCCGTTAAAAGAGCGGGGAATAATATGATGAGTTTCAGTATAACAATCAAACTCAATATTTTTACAATAGTTGATAAATTTTAGATAGCGTTCTATAATATGTTCTTTAGGAACAACAGAATTTTCAAGAAGGCAATATGTTATGTCATTAGACATATAAGATACTCCAGTAAAGTAATAGTGAGCTATCTGTGTTACTGGCACAGAAGGAGGATCAGTCCGTTCGCCCGCTCTTATTTAGCGGCCTTCACCTTGGATGCTGTAAAACAGCTCTGCTACTTTTAGTTTACTCATATTTTTTGTGCTTTAATTAACAAATGCCAACCCAGGTATTCTTTTACTGCTGCTCTCATGTCTTCGGGCATGGCAGCAAACCAAGATTCCAATTCGTACTCGCCTGCTCGGTACTTAGATACATTATACATGAAACAATGATCTTGTCTAATCCTTAGCACTCGAAACTTCTCCTCCAACAGATCATAAATTTCTTCTTTGCTGTAGGCTTTGGCATATGGGCAATCTGATTGTGCTTCAAATTGATCCAGCCCTTTTTGGATCATTGCATACTTCCAGGAGTTCTTTGCGTATACCAACATGCGAAATTCTCCATTGGGTACCAGAGCAGCATGAATATTATCCAAACATGCAGTCATATCAGGGTAGTGGTGTAATACTCCGCAACTGTACACCAGATCGAATTTGCCCAGGCTGGCTACTGCTGCACTGTCTGCTCCATCCATCACATGGAACTCGCCAGTGAGTCCAAACAGTTCAAAACGTTGTCGGCTCATGGCCACAGACTCTGCTGACAGATCAATACCCACATAGTCGGCGCCATGCCGTGCAAACTCCACAGCATCCGACCCAATGCCGGATCCTATTTCTAACACACGTTTGCCGCGCCACAAGTGAAAACTGGCAAAATCACGCAGGTGAGGTTCTACAAAGAATCTACGTTCTGTAACTTCATTCCAGTATTGTTCAGTGCCGGGTTCGCTAAGGCTGTGTTTGACATTACAAGGTTGTGCATTCCAGTAATGTTTAATTCGGTCTATGAGTTCAGTTGTCAAGTTCAGTGCTACTCCATGATTTCATTAGACCCTTGGTGTCTAATTTCAACATCTTGTGCCAGATGTCAATTTTGTTTTCTATACCCAATTTAAAATGTTCAAGATCGTAACCCAATGGTACTAGATAATTTGCAATTTTCATAGCTTCTTGCATGCGACGTGTGCGCCAGGTCACATGATTGAAGTCTCTAGGATGGTTAGGATTACCTTCCAGCATGGGCCGGTTCTTAAACACATCATCACCGTTCTTGCCAGTAAGATCAAATCGTTCGTGTTCAATCATAACAGGTATAGTAATCACAATGTCCAACATCCAGCCAATTTGACTGGTCCATGCATCGTTAATCTGATGTGGTGATATGTTGCCGGTGATTTCTACCCATTTGCGTGGCAGGATAGGAAAGATAGCATATGGATGGTCATGATTGGTCTCGGCTCGCAGCAATGCAAATTGATCGTTGTGTTCACGTATTACATCATCCCATCCCGGAGTGGTCATCACAGCATCATCGTTCCAGAAGAAAATCCAGGAACCTGTGCTGTGATTGGCCAGCTCGTTGAGATATTCATTTAACCGAAGATAGCCCAGGCGTTTGAATTGCATGGCGCTGTATGTTACACCTTTTGAATCAAGATACGGTGCAATCACATCCACAAAGTATTCTATAGTATCAGTATCGTCGTCGTCGAATGCTATCAACACTTCAATACGTTCCGGATGGGTAGCAGTATCAATCAAGGTGTGCAAGCATTGATCCATCGGAATAGGGCGAGCACGTACTGGCAGCAATACGCTAATATCTATGTTGGGATTTTGTGCAGGTAAACTCATTGTGTTATACGGGTAATATTGGTTTTGCCAAAGTTGCGTTTTCTACCAAAGTACATGTTCTCCAGGAATCGATCTTCGCTCATTGCAGGATCTTCGGCAGTGTCAAATTTGTAAACTGTGGGATTTTCCAATACAGAGTGGTCTTGAATATAACCCAGGAAGTCATAATCAAATGACTGTGTGAGTGGTAATGTGGGCAAGTCTCTGTAGTCGATTACATAATTTCGTTGAAATTGCAACAGTTGATTTTTTACTAGTGAATCAATATTATAGTGTGTGTTCAAGAATTTGTCAAGTGAATCAAACACATAGTTGATCATTTTGTCTTTGACCATGTACAATGTGGTTCTGTGCATGAGGTTCCACCCAAACACTTCAATGTTACCAATACGTGGGTGATCGATCCGACCTTTGGTCATCCAGTTTTCAAAGTAGCTGCGTGTTTCTGCAAATTGTAATCGGAACCATGGATCTTTCTGAACCCACTCATACAAGTCCTCGTAGAACTTGCTATAGTCAATGTTCTGATGTTTGGCCAAGTATCTGGCTATGTATGTGCTAACACCATTGATATGGAATGTTTGAATAAAGCTCGACCATACCAGTGTATCCAACATGACGTCACGTGGGATAGTTTTTGTACTTATCACCACATCAATGCTTTCGTTGAGATCCACATCTCCGTAGCTGCCGCTCATGTAATCGTATACTGGTACAGACTCCAGTTTGTACAGGCGTTTTTGCAACAGGTTCATCTCTGCATTTTCCAGCAGCTGACATTGTAAGATATTGATACCACCATGATTGCCTGCTCGGAAGATCTTCCAGAAAGCTTCTTTCCAGGAATCTACTGTTTCACCTGGCAAGCCCAGGATCAATTCTGTATACACAGGAATGTTGTTCCGGTCGCACAAGGCAAAAATCTCATCAATCTTGTGTTGATCAAGATTACGACGTTTGATATTTTCCAACACATCGTTGTCCATGCTTTGCACACTTACTGTGAGACCCTGACCAAAGTTAGGTGATTCATCGATTAGTTTTTTAACAATGTCTACAACTTCGTTCTTTTGATTCTTGGCCCAGGTCATGGAAAAACTTTCCAGTTTGCCCCACCGCTTTTGTACTTCAATCAGTTTATCTACGATCATGTTGTCACGTTCCACAAACATACCAAAGTTGGCATCAGTGATGGTAACAAATCCACAATGTTTGCCGATCCAATCTAGCTCATCGTACACACGTTGAAGATCAAACTTCTTGACTTTGTTGTATGTGAGACTGCCCCAGTCACAGAATGTGCATTGATAAGGGCATCCACGATTGGTTTCTAGTGTAGCGTTCCAGATCACTTCAGGGCTCTCAGACATGATACGATCAAATATGCCTGTGAGATAAGGGCTAGGAACTTCGTCTAGATCGTTAATGCGTTTGGGATCTCCTGTGTCGACTAATCCCCCGGCAGTGTTAATCAACAATCCAGGAATGTGCGTGTAGTCAGTGCCGTAATCTTCAAGAATGTGTCGGAAGGTCATCTCACCCTCCATCTTGATCACCAGATCCATAAACGGTTCTTTTTCAAACAGCAGTGGATCTTCAATAGCCGGCTCCGGCCCACCAAACACAATCAAGCAGTTGGGGTTAAGATTTTTTACCAGGCGAGCCAACTTATAGTTGTATCGGTGATTCCATACATAAGTTGAAAATGCTACAACATCACTGGTGCTTAGTTTCAGTGCTAGTTCATCAATGGGTGCTCTGCGCCATACCAGGTGATCTACTTCCCATGCTGTGTTAACTTTGGGCGACGCTAGTGCATAACTCAGTATAACTCCTGCAGAATACGGCAGGTAGTAAGCGTTGAATTCTTTAGGGCCTTGTTGGAAGTTGGGTTGGACGAAGCTGATTTTCTTTTTGGTCATGCGGTATTTACTCGTCTAGCTGTGGTGTCAACTTGATTATTGGTATCGTTGGCCCGCATCTTGGCCCAGGGATCTTGTCGCCCTTCCCAGGCTTCGATAAAGAATGTCAAATCAAGACCTTGATCCTGCATCCATGTGGCCAATTTAGCAGCATCCGTGGTACGCAATTTGATCACGTCAGGATGATTTGAATCGCCCGGTTGACCGGGATTGCCCTCCATGATACAACGTTGTTGATACGTTGCATCGTTGTTGACTCCAGTGATGTCGTAACGATTGTGATCGCAATGCACATCAATACGTTCAAATATATCCAAATAGTATGCAATCTGACTCACATACGCATCATTGCTACTGTGTTGACTGATGTGTCCTAGGATTTCAAACCATTGCCGTGGCAAGATAGGAAAGATACTGTACGGATGATCATTATGAGTATACACACTCAACAGTTTGAACTCGCCTGTACGCTCGCGTATGCGTGAGTCCCACTCTGGGGTTTTCATCACAGCATCATCGTTCCAGAAGAACAACCATGTGCCTTGACTATGTTCAGCTAGACCATTTACATACGTGTGCAAATTGTTATAACCCTGAGGTTCAAATACCAAAATCTTATGATTGATCTTGTGTTCTTCAATCCAGGGGCATACATTGTGTAGCATGTTTTCCATGCCCACCACGTCGTCGTTGTCCACTCCAAACAATACTTCAATTGAGGAAAAGTCCTCAGCAAGAGTGTAGAGACTTTGTATGCTACTCATCAGTGCTTCTGCACGACCACGAGTGGGCAGCAAGACGCTGATATCAATTACGTTGTTCATTTTAATTTACCAGTGATGTATAACACCTGCTGCAATAAAGCAGTTGGTCACAATGTAACATAGTACAATGCAAGTTCTAATACAGGCAACACGATTCGCTTCTGCATCCGTGTTGCCTGCCTTTTCGCCCAGGGCCTTGGCCCATAAGCGCCAGATTTTATTGAAACTCGTTGTCTTCACGATGACCTTGTTGCCCGGCCATGTTTGAATCTGTTTCGCGTACTTCTACCTTACAGCACCAAACTCGTGCAGCTTCTTCACTACCGCAGTTGGGCAAGAAGATTGTGTTTATGTGTAGAGCCGGCCTGTTCAGCAAGTTCTTTAATTCGGTTATTCATAGGTAATAATATTCCTCATTGGTTGGATCTTTCAATCTACTATGTAGTTTGTATTCAGATATATTCAATTGTAGCATAGCATCTTTCAATGTGTCAAATGTTCTGGACTCGGCAACAATCTTTCTTGCCCTTCCATTCTTACCTCCGGCACATTTACCTTTTCTACCTTTACTGCTATTCTCAAATACTTCTTTACGCTTTTCTTCTGACCAGTTTGCTCTTGTTTCTTTATGCTGATTTACATAAATTCAGAAAAAAGGTCTTCGTTCCATTCCCTATGACCTTCACGAAACGCCATATTGCTCTGAGTTTCTCGGACCTCAACTCTATAACACCAAAGTCGTTTTGACTCGCTTTCTCCCCACATTTCTGGAATATAAACTCCGTTGACATATTTGTATAACATATCGGCAAGTGATTCACATCCTAACTTTGGTAGTATAGTCAATTTCATAAGACCACGCTTCTCGGCTTCTTTATACCAATCAAGTTCTGGGTCATCAGAACTACAAAGTGTGGTATGGTCAAATTGACCCTCAAGAATCTTTTTCAATTCTTTGAGTCCGCCATAGTCGGCCGCCCAATTGCGAACATCTAAGTTGTCGGTACCAAAGTAAAACTTCATACTGAAACTATACCCATGAATTAGATTACAATGGCTGTCACTACGCCATTGACGATAAGCGCATGGAAAGCTATCGTGGTACTCTTTGGTACTTGTGAACTTATATGATACTGGTTGCATAAATTTCTCCTATGTTGATTATAGCATAGGCGGCGGAGTTTGTATACCGGGTCGACACCTAAAGTCCGGTCCAGGATAACCTATATGTAACCAAATCCTGGTGTATTATTTTTGATTCGCATTCGTAATGTTTCACGACATATGTTTAATGCTTTAGCCGCATCTTTTTGACAAGCAAATTGACCAATTGGGGTGATTACTTTTTTTGCTTTGGGATTATTGCCCCCTAATCTTTTGGGCATATTTTTAAAAAACAGTATGTTTTCTGGTGTGTGCTTTTTTCCATAGAATGAAGTTTGTTCTTTTGATTTCCCCCAGTTTGGATTTTTTTCTTTCTTCAGACCCGGACTGCCAGGTGCCCGGCCATCTCTACCATTCTCAGGACGCAAATTTGCCCACTCCACTGATTCTACGATATTGTGATTGATTGAAAATTCTACCGCAAACTTTTCACAAGATTCAATGGAATCAAACTCCCATACATTTGTTGTATCTATATCTTTACCGTGTGTGGCCAAATGGCGTCTCCAATATTTTCCTGATCCCAAATAAACATATGGATTTTTTGTTGCTGTCATTCCAAAATACTTTAATCCAGTGATTTTGTGTTGTTTAACATATAGATAAAATTTATTATTCATATGTTTATTTATCTCTAGATAGCGGGACGATGCCGATAGGCCGCTGTGTATATTTATACCGGTGGTTGATAACCTGTGGCTTTATAGTCAGCTTGTCCAAATATAACTCCACGCACCCCGCCAACAGGATTGGCAGTATCACCCAGCCGTCGTGGAATCAAATGCACATGTGGATACATTACAGTTTGTCCGGCAGCAGTACCCATGTTGATACCAATGTTAAATCCTTCACAGTTGCCTTGTTCTACCAAGCGGCGACCATACAACATGGCCGATTCCATGCAGTCAATGATTACTGCATCAGTATTGTAGTTAGGCACAAACAACAAATGACCACGTGTGACAGGATAGCGATCTTCAAACACAGTGATATGAAAATCACTTAGTTCTTGTACCTGTTGATCCCAAGGTGCCACACCAGCGGCTTGGGCTTCATCTAGTGTTTCGTAATTGATCATCGCGGTGCAAACTCTTGTTGTAGTTTGATACCACTGTTTTTACAGCAGCCAATTTTAAGTTTTATCATAAATAAATTATATAGAAATTTCAATGGATTTGAGTTAGTTGCCATTCCTTGCTTGTAGTTTAATATTGTCAAAGAACTCTTTCTTTGTTCCTGGGTCTTTTAAGAAAGCACCTTTGAGCACAGTGGTTTGTGTTAGACTATTATGAGCCATTACTCCTCTATTTTCTACGCATCCGTGTGTCATTTCGATGTATACACCAACATTCTCACTGTCAGTGGCTTTCATGATCTCTCTTGCAATGTCGTTGCACAGTTCTTCTTGTAGTGTGCCACGTCGCGCACACCATTGAGCAATACGAGTATACTTAGACAAACCAATAAGTTTGTTAGCGGCAATGATACCAATATAAGCAACACCGCTAACAGGTTGATGATGGTGCGAACACATTGAACGTAGTTCACTTCTAACCACAAGCATGCCTTCATACCGGTCTTGTGAATCATTTGGAAAAGCTGTTGCGTCCGGTGCTGGTTCATATCGACCTTCCATGATTTCAGTAAAATACATCTTGGCCAATCGTTTGGCTGTGCCTTTTGAGTTGGGATCGTTTTCTCTATCTATCAGCAATGTGTCCAACACACCTTCAAATGCTACAGTAGCTTCATTGATCAGATGTTCTCGATCAGATTCAGTTAAGTAGTCGCTGATGTTGTCTCCGGCCCAGAATCTCTTGCCATCTGCTTGCATACGTTCGCGAATTGCTGTGCTTAGATACCGGCCTTGTGCTGTGTCGGTTTTCTTTACATATAAGTTTTGTCCTTCTAGCGGAACAAACTCGTCAGTGCTTGGATGTATGATTGGATCTAGTTTAAATTCTGGCATGTTATTCCTTAATGGTTATGTTTCGCAAATCTGGATACTGTACAAACTTAGGGTGTTCAGGTGCAAACTTGTACTGCTCAAGTAACTCTAGTCCACGTTCAGCATCTTCGATTGAGGGTTTGTAGTGATATCCCACCTGGAATGTTTTTTGTTTGTTCCAGGGTGAGATATTTAGGTCACGACCATCATATCGTTGTTTTATTATCGTGTTGTAGGCCTGCTTGTTGTCTAACAGTATAGCACCACCATGCCCTATTTGTAAAGGTTTTGTATGTCCAAAACTCAAGCACTGCATCTGTCCTGTACGATACATGTCAGGTTCCAATCTTCTAGCACTATCCCAAACTCTAGTGTATATGAAATTGTATTCGCCTGACCATGTTTGTTCAGGTTCATCCAGGTACACATAGTCAATGCCCAGCTTGTGCATGGTCATTGGCACACTCAAGTAAGTGTAAGGAGTCATTTTAAGACCTTTTACTTGCTCATATCGCAGACACATCTCAATAGCGTGTGTGCAGCAATCGGTCATGATTGCAGCAGGAGCACCGGTGAACCGGGCTAGTGCCCGTTCAAATTCAAGGATTTTTTCGAACATACCAAGCCCATGCGTGTTGAATTATATCGTCCAGTGTGTACCGACGCCAATTTGGCATCAGCATACCAAACTTTGCTGCACTAGCAGTAAGCACAGCAGGATCACCCTCACGTCGAGGCTCTAGCAATACTGGCACCTTACCTGCAATTGCAGCAGCGCATGCCAGGATTTCTTTCACACTGGTACCATTGTTTGTGCCTAGATTGTAAATGCCAGAGGGCACCGCAGCATCCAATGCACACACATGAGCATGCGCAATATCTTCCACATGCACATAATCACGTATACAAGTTCCGTCGTAAGTGTCGTAATCATCACCATACAAGGAAAACTGTTTGTTGTCACGTGTGGCTTCTAGGATTCTGGCAATCACATGCGTGGCACCAGGTTCCTGCCCATGTCGACCCAGTCGGTCGGCACCACAAGCATTGAAGTAACGGAATGCCACATAGTCAAGATTGTATGCATGATGATAGCTGGCCAGCACTTGTTCAATCATGCGTTTGCTTTCACCGTAAGGGCTCATAGGATCACATGGGTCAAATTCCGAACAGGGATTCAATATTGGCTCGCCATACACAGACGCACTTGAACTAAAGATCACTCTAGTCTTGGGCAAGGCATTGGTCACAAGATCCAGCAAGTGGATGGTCTTGATCACATTGTTGTGATAGTAATCTGCAGGATGTTTAACGCTGGGTCCTACCAAACTGGTACCGGCACAATGAATAATAGCGTCAGGCTGGCACTGTATCAATTTTGTTTTGGCCTGGTCACTATCAAAATCTGCTAGAACAAATTGACTAAACGAATCTTTCAAGCGTGGTGGGCAAGGCCTACGATCGATACCAATCACCTTGTGTCCAGCATCCGACAAAGCCAATGCCACTTGCCCGCCGATGTACCCCGAAGAACCGGTTACTACCACAATCATTTAGAATTTTCCTTCTCGGGTGTGTTTTCTATAATCCACGCCCATGCGCAACATGCTTTCACCGTGGCCTTGCATGATATCTAACACACGATCAATTGTGCCGTTGTTGCGATCGCTAATTTGTCCCATGCGTGGATGTTGCCAAGTCAACAGTATTTCCAATTTGTTCATAGCATCATCGATGGACCAAGGTACGTACAAGCGAGTATGATCATTAGCAAAAGTTTCAGGGAAACTGCGATAAGCAGGGTAAAGTACATTGCACCCAAGAGCATCTGCTTCCGAGACAGTATTTGAGACCCAATCTTGTAAAGCACAATTGAACACAACACGAGAGTCATTAACGATATCGTAGTAGTCATTCTTTTCAAGATCTTCGTAGATCACAAGTTTACCTGCTGCTTGTAAGTCACTGGTTCGTTGCATATAGCTTTCGCTATTGCTTTTCAACTTACCGCCGCTGCATACTGCAAATTCCACATCTACATTATCGGGATGGCGTTTGTGCCATGCGTCAATCAAGTCCATGTAGAAGTCTGGTTGTTTCTCTTGATCCCAACGGGCACTAAAGACTACACGATATTTGCGATCATCGAATCGTTTAATACTTGCTACACGACTCTGCACTTCTGCCTTGCCAAATGCTAATCCTGAAATATTGTAGATTGGAGCACGCCAACCTGCAATCTTCATATGCATTACCATTTCTTCATTAGTGGCCAATACACCATCCACGAAACTGTCCACCATCTTTTCATAGTGACCCATAAACTCGCCCATGCCCCAGACATGTACGAAATCATCAGGGTCAATAGACTGAGCGAGACAACGAACAAAGATTCTTGGTCTTGACGACTCCGGTATCTGTTTGAGTATGTATGGTAGCGACTCGATACCAGGCTGGAACATGTCTTCGAAATAAATGACATCTTCATTGGTGCATTCTCCTGCTTTCATCATCTTGACTAGATTCATCAGCTGGCTCATACCAAAGTATGTACGACCATGTGCATCCAATACTTGACCTGTCACAATGGCTTGATCATTACTGAGCGTTTCTCCGGGCACTACCACGTAGTTAATGCCACGAGCATCAAACACAGTAGTATTCCACTCTTGTAATTGCAAGGTGTATCGGGCTTTATAAGGCTCCAATCCACAATACCATAATTTTCTCATTGTCTATCCTCATAGAGTTTCATTAATTCTTCCTTAGTAAAGTCGCTGTTCATGCTTTTTGCTTGGCTCATCTTACTGTCTATTATACGTAAATTTACAATGTTTCCTAGTATCAATGGGTCAATTGAATCTCGGAAACCGTGCAATATTGAATATACGTGGTCTAAATGTCTAATCCTGCTTCTACTACCCAATATCGTTTTATATTTCGTGTAAGTTTTGTTTGTTTCTTTCCATACCGCTCGTCTATATTTTTCATATTCTGACAGTGTTGACGGATCCTTGGCTCTTCCAGCTGCAATCCTCTCTTGAAGGCGCCGCTCTTTTGAGCATTTAGGACATTCTTCTTTTCTATAATGAGATTGTTGAAAAAACGAATCATGTTGCCTACATTTAACCTGCATCGGTTTAGTTGACTTAATATAGATACTATCTGAATAGTCATACTTTGGAAATAGCTCACTAAGTTTTTTCACAATCTCTTTCGGTTTATATGCCAATCCCGAACACATTGGACATCCACTGTGGTTTAATACGTCAGATGGCCATTTAACGAAATCTCCGTGTTTAGAGCAGACCAAAGTAACCTTCACATCATTTTTGATGTAATCAACTTTAGACAAATCGTATGGACAATCTGGCCATACGATTTGTAATTTTTCCAAGAACACTATTGTGGTCATAAGATTATGACCTCCGTTCCATTTGGTACGATTTGCTACTCTTTTGGCAACGTGTTCAGGTGCCTGTGTTGATCCTTTTTTAGGTCCCTTAGTCATAATATATCTCCTTGATATATTATTTATCTTTCATTTCATATTTTTTATTTTTCAAGACCCATGTAAAACAGTTTTCTCATGTGCGATATCCAGCCAGGCGACGAGTATCTTCATCCCACATGTTCTTGGCAGGCTTGCCTTGAGTATGTTTGTTGAACTGTTGGAATGCATAACTGCGGAAGTTATACAGATCCGCCTCATTGAACTTGTATCCGTAGTCCACACAGAACTCACGGTATTGATCCAGTTCTTCCCAGGTTTGTTCAGTCCGGGCATTGTGTTTGATGATAATTTTAGCCATAGTTTCCTCTTAAAGTTTGATTGATTGAAAAGGTTGTGTTAGATTATAACTGATCGTTGCACCGTTTTCACCATCTTCGCT